TTGGTCTTATCATTATATTCATGACTTCAGTTGTATTCAAATATTTTAGATGAAGAATTTTCATATCTTCTGAATTAATAGTTGCATTACCAACTGGAACTTCTTCAATATCAACAGTTTGAATTGATTGAATAAATTTATCTCTTCCATAGAGAAAAACATCTTTGTGGAATTTTGGATTTTCTGCGGAAATAAAATGGGAAAGCATTGAAAGAACTAGATTACCAAAGGCACAATCTGGTTTTGGTCTGAAAACATTAGAATAGTCTTCTCCCATTTTTAGTGTACTCACAATTTCTTACACCTGTTTTAGCACAGATGGCACATCTTGTATTTGGATTTTTTGCTCTTAGGACTTCAAATTTTATTTGATGTGGTGTATCTTTGTAACACTGAACACAACAAACATGCTGACATCTATTCCAAATAAACCCATGAACACCTACTCTATCACAATTCATACAATTAATGCCCTCTCTTCTTCTAATATGACATGAAGAAAAGGCATCATAACACCCTCTACAAAAATATTTTAATGATAATTCACTCCTTTCTAATTCTTTACCACATTCAATACAATTTTTATTTTCTGTTTCTTGTTCCATCTCTGTTCTTTTCAATAATTTTTGTTTTCTCAAATCTTCTTTCATTGTTTCTGAGATAAATAATGAAAAAAAATAAAATAATTATAACACAAGAATGTTAAAAAGGGAATTAGATGATTATGAAAGATATAATATTCATAAAAAAATAACAAAAGAATTATTTGGAGATATAGAGGAATATATTAAAACAAAATTATTTGATAGTCCCTATACACCACATGTTTTATGTTCAAATACATTTCCTTATAAAACAAAATACATACATAAGGTATTTTTTATAAACCCCTTATATGAAAGGTTCTATGATGATAAAAGAGTAGAAAAGCTTCTAGAGGGTTATAAAAAGATATGGATAAATGACCCTACAACTAAAAGTATCCATACTATAAAGCATTATCAGGTTTATTTTTGACTTAAAGACGTCATTTCATAGTATTTTATAATGACTTCTCTTACTCGTGATTCAATTACTGTTCCAGGTCAAGAATGGGCTTGTATTTCTTGTATTGGACCAGAAGCTCCACAAAAGCATGATAAATTTGGAATTAAGATTCGTGGGTGCTTTGGAACCCAAGAGGAAGCTGCTAAGCATGCCAAGAAGCTTCAGGAAGAAGAAAATACATTTGACATCTATGTTTGCAACATGTACCAATGGCTTCTCATCCCACCAGACCCCATGTCTATTGAGGATGTGAATTACACCAATGATCAACTTCAGGAGATTATGGATGGTTACAAGCAAAACCAATTGGCGGCTGCGCGACACTTTGAGGATCGTAAGTCTGATATGATGGCTGTCAAACAAAGTGAAAAGATGCCATTCCTCAAACCAGGTGATGAGCACAGTAAGTATTACAACAAGCCAGATGAAGCTCCAGTCAGCCACCCAGCCGAAGTATTGGAACGCCTCCAAAAGGAAAAGCCAGATACTCCAATGGAGGAATTGGTGAAGGAAGCCGATGCGATTGTTGCGGCTGAGATCGAAGAACGCAAGAAGGAACGGGAGGAAGCGGATAAGAAGTGGAAGGAAGAACAGGAAAACAAGGAAAAGGAAGAAGGTGAAATCACAGAAGTGTAAGGTAAGTATTAATTAAAAAAATCAAAAAAAATAACTGGCTATTATAAATAATGGATAACTTTCAAACATTATTTATAATAATCTTGATATGTGCTTTTTTCTTAATTAGATTGAGTGTTCTTTTTAATATATTAACACTTGGTATTGTTGGTGGGATTATTCTTCTGACATACACCGTGTATACACGAAGGCAAGACAGAGCAGTAACGCCACAGGATGTGGGTAAGGATTTAATTACAGATCCTTTGGTTGTTGGTCGCGCATATTTCTCAGAAGTTGAAACTGGTCCAATTGGTGATTTTACAGGTCAATCATCCTGGTCTGATGATCAAGGGTTGAGAGCTATTTCTCCCGATGAAGAAGCCTAAAACAACGGCGATGAAAAGACCAATATAAACAGTTTTATCAAAAGATGAAAACATATCGTTATTCTGATATATTATCGGTTGTTGTTGTGGTGGTGGTTGCTGATAATACATCGGTTCTTCATAATATTGTTGGGGTGGTGGTCCGTTATAGTCTCTTGGGTTTTGTGGAATGGGTCCCCTCTCATCATGTAACCTTTCTGGTAATGGGTTTGGTGGAACATAATCTCTTTCATTATCAATCAATTGTGAAATAGACGTTGTAAATGGTTCCTGTTTATCTCCCCTAGACAATACTTTATTATTAAAATCCTTGTCTGCATCGTATTCAATTGGAACACCTATCTCCGTCTCCATTTAATAAGTATAACTTTATCTTTTTAAGCTTAATCGTCGCACTCATCGTCTGTTTCCTCTTCTGAATCATATTCCTCCTCTTCTTCGGTTTCATAATCATCTTCTTCGTCGTCAGTGCATTCTTCGTAATCATCGTTTTCCTCGTCTTCAGAATATACAACAAAATCCTTCAAATTACCCTCGTTATCTGCATCTTCTTCTTCAACTTCTTCTTCTTCTTCGTCCGAATCACCATCAAATTCATCTTCTGTATCAAAATCTTCTTCATCTGTAAAATCATCTATAATGTCTTCTTCTGGGTCTAATCTTTCAATTGGCTTGGAAATACGACCTGCGCGTGTTTTTACAGTTGAAGGGCTCATTATATAGTTATTTAAAGATGTTTTTAAGCCGTTATTTTCTCATTTAAATACACTGGAATAAAGCGGACACCGCTATTTATTGCTGAGTTCAATAACATCTTCTCAAAATTATATCCTAGTTCTTGTATTAAATATGTCATCTCGTCGTGAATATCTAAATCCCCTGCAACACCAAAAAGAGAAAGTTCCTCGAGGTATTGTATCGCCTGGTGAAAAAATACCTTTGATTGATTCACATCTTTTATTGTATGTTTGGCTAAGTTGAAATTTGCGAGATATTGTTCATAGTAGTCTGGATTAACTCCTGAATATTTATGTATCTTCTTCTGAATTTCTTTGATATGTGAAAAGTCATCTACATCTCTTTTTATCATTTTAATGGTAAAATACACGACAAATGCAATAAGAACTACACTAATCATTACAATAAATGGCTATTTTTTCTTTGCTGGATTAAGCTTATCTACAATTTTAGAATAAAGGATGTGCCCCCTGGGAGCAAATTTCTTTGATTTACAGGGACAAGCACACTTTATTACATCTTTTTCAATGCTGAAAGGAATACAAAAGTCATGTTCCTCGTTTGCTTTTTCACAAAACATTGATGTTGTTTCGACCGTGTAATTCTTTCCCTTTTTAAGAACACCTATGACCTCTACATCCTTTTGACCATACATGTTTTTATTTATAAACCGTGCCAAGAGTTCATTTATATCATCATTCTTAACAACTTGTGTTTTTACTTCCCTTTTTTCTGGTATATTGTCCTCTTTTGTATATAACTTTTCAACTAATTTTTCAGGAATAACATGTCTTCTTCCCGTAAAATCTTTACAAAACCCTGAACGCCTACCTCTATTTGTTTCACAATCACAGAAACACTTTTGCATGATTAAATTGTTTGACAAAAAGAACCATACATGATTAGAATTGTGTTCTCTACCCAAGTTTTCACAATAATGTGAGGTTGTAGAAATCAAATAACATTTTTTGTGTTTAAACATTTTTGTAATACGAGCATTCTGTTGTCCCTCCATACTCCTACGAATGAAAGTCTCAAGGTATGCTTGGATTTCACTATCTATGAATTCATTTTTTGTTTGATGCTTTGTGAAACCACCTTCTTTTATAAAATTGGATTTAGCCTTTGAAAGAGGTTTAATTCTTGCGGGTGCTTCACAGTTAGTCCTGACTGTTGTCAATTTAAGCATTTGAACTGTGGGTTCTTGTGAAACTTCTTGGATCATGCTCAATGGACCATGAATGTATTTATAAACTGGGAGATAAGGGGATTGTGTGACTTTTCCATTATCACAACCTTCACACCCTTTGCCTTCACATGCATCATGCTTACCCATCTTGTGAGACCAAGGCATTCTAAAACCAGCTCCCGCTGTCTGTTTTTCAAGGTTTCCATAGACTGCCACATCAATAATATCATTCCAATCCTGACCCCCATATGCCGTCTTAAGGGTTGAAACAATGTGGTCTCTCAGGGATAGAGCACCCTCTTGATCCACAACAAAACCAAACCAATTAAGATGAATACCTGTTTTGATTAAATTATCTTGAACTTTTTTTGGTTCTGCAACAGAAATAATACAATCTTTTCCACCCAATGATTTAACTTTATCACAAATTATTTTTGAAATATTTTTAATTTGTTCCAAACCTAATGCTTCTTCATCTTTAAAATCAACATCAACAAAAAAGTTATAAAAAGGTGTCTTCTGTTCCACAACATAAATCTTTTCACCACTTTTTATACACTCTACACACTTTGTGTAGAAATCATCCAATCTATCAAATGGGATTGATAGGACACCTTTGTCCATTAATACATGTGATAGAGAGCTGGCATTGTTAAATTTATTTTTATAACACCAGGTTCTGAACATGGATACTTATAAAAATATAGATTTAATTTTTTAATCTCGTTGAAATTGAGACATCTTCATTTTCTTCCTCCTCGTCTTGTTGTCCTCTCTTAAGGTCTCTTTTTATTACCAAAAGTTCATACGCTTTCTTATCCTTGTTGGTTTCAATGTATGATTGTGCAGCTTCTTCTGTAAAATCATGTTTTTTAATGAGTATATCTTTTATTTGTTTCAAAATAAAGCTTTTTGAATGTGATGACATTCTTACTTTATACTGAATGTTTTTCTAGAGTGAGAAGAAACACAGGAATAAAACTTTGGATTTTTTATTATATTATCAACAATGAGATCCCATCTCTTCCTGTTGTTGAATTCTTCTAGTGTATCCCAACTCAAATAATCATTTTCATCAAATGTTTTCTTTATTGGAAGACGGGCAATTTTCTTTTGGTTTGTTTTGACTTTTTCATTATTAAATTTTGATATAATTTCAATTTGTTCGCATCTCTTGTAAGGAACAAAAAAGACATATACATTATAAATAAGTTCATCTTGACCATCTTTGACTGAAAACTTATATTCTGTATAGTCACATTGTTTTAATGAAACAACTCCTCGTGTTTCCTCTTCTAATTCCCTAAGGGCACATCTTAGGGGATTGGGTATTTCTCTTTTTCGACACCCGCCTGTGACAAATATCCATTCTTTGAAACGGCGGTCCCTAACTGTAAGAAATCGTGGTTTATCACCTGAAAACGATACAGGAATAGCTATAGACTTATATTTCTTCATTGCGATGTCGCAAGTTATAATAACCACATTTTTTATTATTCGATATTTTCTTCCAAACTCAAACTTCCCTTAACTTCTTCTTCTTCCTCTTCTTCATGCACTTCAATTTGTCGTGTTTGAGAGACTGGTGGTGCCTCCATTCGCTCTTTAGACATTTGAACTGGGTATGGAACTCTCATTACTTGGGGTGGTGCGTTCTTAAGGTCTCGCATCTCCTTGAATAGATAAACGGTTGAAATTACACATAAGGCAATGACAACAAGTGTAATATTCTCTCGTGTAAACATTATACTTTTTAAGAGCATTAGTTTTTTAAGCAACTATCGCACCCAAACTAGCTTTATATCCCATATCTTCCACTGGTTGAGGGGAAGCAAATTGAACTTGTTGATAGTGTTGGTATTCATCTTTTGGTTTAGCCACGGGTTTTTCAATAAAATTTTCAATTCGCTTGGATTTAGGGTCATAAGTTAAAACAAAAACAATCCCCAAAAGGATCACGTATTTCCACATTTATTATATAAAAACATTTTTACCATAGTTGTTCTGAAGCATGGTAAAATTGTATATTGTTTTATTATCTTTTAGGTTTAGTTGGCATACATTAAGCCTCCCATACCCTTTTCTATGTGTAAAATGTTATAATTGATCGCGTAAATTTTTTCATTGAAAATTTGGTCAGATGACAACAAACGAGCTGAATCGATACGACTGAAATTGAGTGAACCAGTTGGTTGAGTTTTAGCTGTGTCCAAGCAGAAACTGTAAAGGAAGAGTTCCTCATCTGTGGAAAGTTTGTCCTGAACGTGATAATAGGATGGAACAGTGGAATAGTTTGGATGAGCGAATTTAAAATCAGAAATATCAACACCATTCACTTGCAACTTCACCTTGTTTCCAGCTGTCAAAACATTCACTGAACCATCTGAACCTGAAACATTTGGACAAGAAGCAATCAATTTAACTGGGTGGTTAAATACAAGTTCTTGAATCTTAGTACGAGAACCGAGGACGCTTTGAACTTGGAAGCACAAGATGTCATGTGGTTTGGAAGCAACCATATTGCGTTCGTCGTTGTCCAAGTAGATGTAGTTGGAAAATGCTTCCCAACGGTGGTCTTCGGCACTGGAAGACCACTTGATTCGCATCTCGACATCATGATATTGAAGGGCAACGAGTGGAATACAGGCATGGTAGCTCTCACAGTGGAAGAAACGCAATGGGTAAAAAGAACTTGATTTACCACGACCAAAGAGAACATTCTTAGCTTTAGAGTGGGTAGAAGCCAAAACATCTGGAGCGATGCGCTCTGTAAAGTAAGAATCTTGGGTGTCCACAACTTGACCCCCCACCAAAAGTTCGACTTGATCAATTACTGTAGACCAATCCATTACAGAGTTGGCAGATGTTCCATCACCCTTAATTGGAGCAATGTACACATAACTCAACAAATCCCCCTTTCGCTCGAAACGAATAGATGACATACCACCATTTTTAACATTCCCTTGTATAACTTGCTTTTCAACACTTTGGGCAAAGTTTGTGTGGCGTTTGTAGGATGACTTAAAAAATGAGACCTCAGGATTTCCCACCAAATGGACATCCTGGGCACCTACGGCAACAATCTGGGCTGTACCCGCGGACATATTTATACTATTATATGATTTTATTTTTTTTCAAATGTTTAACACATTTCAAAAAAGATATTGTTTTATATTTTTTTTCCTAAATTAGAATCTAATTATTATTCTCAAGTTCAACTATTCTCGCCTTGAGTTCCTGGATGGAACTAATCAAGTATGGAATGACTTGGTTGTAATCAATTGTAGAAGCCACATTACCCCAAGCAGAGTAATCATCTGGGGTCTTGTCTTCCGCTGGTTCCGCGTCGCCACCCAAAATCACGGCATGTCGCAATTCTGGAGTGTCATACCACAAGTCTTGGGCAACCAAACCAGATTCTGGTCCATAGACCTCATCGCCTTCTTCCATACCAGCTCTCTTATCATACACTTGTGGTGTCAAGTTAGACACTGTAGCCAAACCATTCACAATTGTTTGTCTGTTAATCTTTGTTCTCGCATCTGATGTCACTGTGTGGATTTCACCAGTAGATGAGTTCCAATTCAAGGCTGCACTCGCAGCGGAGGAATTAACTGGTTTCACGAAGAACTTAGAATTACCAGTATTAATGTTCAAAGCAGAACCAGTTGCATTCAAAACAATAGAATTATCAGGCATTGTTTGACCCGCATATGCACCAATAGCAACGGAATAATTACCTTGATCTGTTAAACCAGAACCTCTACCAATGGCAATAGCATGGTCTTTTTGTGAATCAATACCAGCGCTTCTACCAATAGAGATCGCATTCTCACCTTGGTTAGATTTACCCGCAGAAATACCCATTGCAATAGAATATGAGTTCATTGCTTGAGCACCAGCGTCATAACCAAGTGCAATAGAATAAGAGTTTATACCGTTCATACCAGAATTATGACCCATTGTAATAGATCTATAACCAGCGTAGCTCTTACCTGCGTTAGTACCAATACTGATCGCCTGTTCAGCTGCATAGCTTCGACCAGCATTTAAGCCAATACTAGTACTATAATTACCTGGTTCAAGGTTTGCGGCATGCCTACCAACAGCTACATATGAAACATTTGAGGCTTGATAATATGTAGAACCCAAGTGAATGACCCCTGTATCATCTCCACCAGACTGGAGAATTCGTAATGCACCCAAATTGAATAGCTTACCATCCTGAACATACAAGTTAGAATAATTCACAACTTCACCTTCGGTGGTGTAAGTTAATATACCAGTTGAATCGTGAGCATTGGAACTTCTAATTGGATTAATGTATGTAGAATTGGCGTTAGAAGCACTGTAAACCTCTCCTTTTGCGCTAATAATAATTGAGTTTGACACGGGGCATAGGGCTCGGGGACCAATAGCAACAGAACCAATACCCTGGCTTGTTCCCCCTGCGTATGCACCGAGTGCAACAGCATATACATTCTGTCTCACTCTACCCGCTTGGTGTCCAATTGCGATGGCATGTGTGTTTTGGTATTGCCAACCCGCTTGGAAACCAACTGCAATAGAATTATCTTCTTGGTATGATTGAGCCGCTCTCTCACCAAGAGCAACGGAGTACTGTCCTTGAGTCTTTTGACCAGCGCCATAACCAACAGCGACACCACCACGATGTTGGGCGCTTAAACCTGCGTTATAACCAACTGCGACACAGTATGTGTTTTGTCCGCTTTTACCCGCAGCAAAGCCAATCGCCGTCGCAGACTGACCCTGGGTGCTCATACCTGCGAAATAACCGACTGCAGTACCGTAATTTGCTTGGTCACTTTCACCTGAACTATAACCTAATGCAACCGCTGCTAAACCCTGTGATGATTGACCTGCCTTACCACCTATAGCAATACTGTAATTACCTTGGGTGTCTGTAGTTCCTGCTTGATGACCAATACGAATCTTACTAAAAGTGTCAGTACAATCAATATATACTTGACTTGCGAAATTTGGAGTGCCAGCTGCCACCTCAAATGATGTCTCCGCGTTAGAGAAGATTATAGTATTTGATGTTATGTTTCCAACATTGGAAACTTCGGCAAGTGTTGCTTCACCAAGCACATTAGTCAAGAGACCACCATCACCATAGTATTGCATGGCAATCACATTACCTGTGACTGTCAAGTCTTGGAGATTGGAAACAATCATGTTGCTGTAATTGACAAGCTCACCTTCATCTGTGTAGGCAATGAGATTAGCTGTCACATCTGTTGAATCTCTGAGTGTGTGAATGTATGTAGCTTCCGCGTTGCCAGTTTGTCTAGCATAACCAGTGGCATTCAATATGATTGAACTGTGATGTTGGCTTGTTTCACCAGACAATCGACCAATAGCAACCGCGTTGGAACCTTGGTGTGACCTACCCGCGCTGACACCAATGGCAACAGCACCTTCAGCTTGACTTGTTGTGCCAGACCATGCACCCATTGCAACAGTTAGTTCTCCTTGGTATGACCTACCAGCTCTATAACCCACGGCTGTAGCTTTGTCTGCCTGATAAAAGGAACCCGCAGTACTACCAATAGCTGTTGCGTAAGCATTTTGATCAGTTTGTCCCGCAAACTTACCAACAGCAACGCCTTCTGTTCCTTGACTGGTCATACCCGCGTTATGACCGAGTGCGGTGGCACTGGCTCCTTGTGTTGATCTACCCGCGGCGTAACCAATCGCAACACCAGCTGCACCTTGGCTTGATTGACCCGCACGCGCACCAATGCCAACGCTATAGGAGGTTCCACCAACATAATCTTGGGAACCAATCTTAACAGCAGCCAATGTACTGTCAGAGACAATCCATAAGTGGTCCTTAATTTCAACATTACCGTCTTCAAGACGGAAAGCAGATTGTGCGTTAGAGAAGATAATAGTGTTTGATGTAATATTACCAACATTGGAAACTTCCGCCAATGTTTTATCAACATCAATATTACTCAAAATACCACCATCACCATAGTATTGCCAGGCAAACACATTACCCACGACATGTAAGTCTTGGAGGTTAGACAAATACAAGTTGGAGTAATCAACAACTTCCTGTTCGTCAGTGTAAGCAATGAGATTCGCTGTCACATCGGTTGTGCCTCTGAGTTTGTTAATGTATGTGGCATATGAATTACCGCTATTCTTGACACCAGCAGCAGCAATAATAATACTGTTGTCGTGTTGGTCTAATGCGCCCGCTTGTTGTCCAATAGCAATAGAAGCATCTCCCTGGTTTATCAAACCCGCATTTCTACCAATTGCGATGGCAGCTTCACCCTGACTTGTTGAACCCGCAGATTGACCAATGGCAACGGCGCGTCTGGCTTGTGTATTATTACCAGCATTCCAGCCTATAGACACACCACCTACACCTTGGACATTTGAACCAGCATCCAAACCAACACCCACGGCATAGCTAGATTGGCTTGTTTTACCAGCATTCAAACCAATACCAACTGAACCAGCACCATACGCATCGTATGATTCGGAACCAAGATGGACATTACCAGCGCCAGAACCAGTTGAAATAACCGTGAGAGCACCATCGGTGCCAAGGTTAGATTGTTGGATTAACATGGCGGTTTCGGCATTTGAGAAAATCACTGTGTTTGATGTAATGTTTCCAGCATTAGAAACTTCGGCAAGTGTTTGTGTTAAGAGATTAGCAACTTCTATCTTGTAGAAATCATTCTCAATGTTGCTCACATACACATAGTTAATTTCACTCTTTTCGGCAACAATATCCGCATTTGGAATATCATTGGCACGACCCACACCAGTAACTTGGGCAACACCTTGGGAAGCATGCCCCTTGACAAGGACACCAATGTTTTGGATGAGGTCAGTCAAACCATGTGGCTGAACATTAGAAACCTCACCAGGTGTGGCATTACTCACATACAAAGTATCACCTTCGTTGAAATCAGCCGCGATGCTATTCACGAGACCGAAAGATACGGCAAGACCCTCGGCATTAGTAGCCAAGTTCTCAAGGGCTATACCAATAGCTGGCATCTTAGCTGGGTCAGAAGCATCGGCTAAACCAATATTAATCATTTCATTACCAGTGGCACCAGCCGCATAGACAACTTGACCCGCTGATATTGGAGCACCTTCAACATTCTTCACACGAATGTATGTGTGGTCAAGATATTCATTGACCCAAGAGTTTGTAGTGTTGCTGTATTTAATCACTTGACCGTTGCCAATATCAGTAATTGTGACATTGTTTATTTGAGACAAGTTCATACCAACATTTGATGTGTAATCAGTGACGAAAGCCATTGTATTATTGACAAATTGAACGGTATTTGTAGTCACATTGCCAATGTCTGAAGCATCTTGGATAGACACTTGGACATTAGACAAGAAACGACCATCGCCGTGGTAGTAGTTGGCAGAAACATTTCCGCTAATCACGAAAATATTAGTCATTTGGTCGCCAACCACAACATTAGCACCAACTGTCAATAAGTTGGAAACTGAGAAATCATTTTGAACTGTCAAATTACCCAAAATATCAACATGAATATTGTTGGCATCTGGATCAATAGATGAATCCGCAGCAGTGTTTTGGGTGTATCCGATAGTAAATCTATCTTCGTCACCGTGGTGAATGAGACCCACATTATGACCTGGATGCTCCATAACAATACCAGTATCCAAAGCGTGGCTTGGGTTATTGTTGGCAATACCAATAATAACATCATCCACAATCATTGTTTCGGTAGCAAGTTCTGTTCGTGTTCCATGAACAATCAAATTACCACTGATTTCAGCATCAGTATTAACAATGACTGTTCCATCTTCTTCGTAGATGTTAGAATCTATCAAATAGTTGTTTTCATCAACCATTGGGTATCTCAAAGCACTGAGACCGCCAATGTAAATGTTGCTTTCAGCCTTGACATTATTGCCAGCTTCCAAATCACCAGTTGTGTGAATGTTTCCAGTCACATAGATGATATTTGAAGCCACATCATCAATGACCAAGTTGGCACCAACATTAATGGCGTCGGTAAAGATACGCTTCGCGTAAATGTTGCCAGAGACTGACAAATCACCAACATTTGAAGTGTAAATGTTAGAGAAATCAACAATTTCACCTTCTTCGGTGTAAGCCAAGAGGTTAGATTGGAATTCAGTCATGTCTCGGATTGGTTTAACAAACAAGGCATCTGTGTTAGAAGACCCGAACGCATTACCAGATGAGTTAATAACAATACTACCTGTGTGTTGA